CCGGTGTGAATAGTATCCGGGTGAGCATTATCGCCAGCCCCGCTTTCGGTGCTCCAAAACGGCGCTGCCGAGATATTTGCCGGCACGCTATCCATCGAAAACCCATAGCGCCCGGATGTGGGTGTGATGGCAAAGCCATTGGACGCCGACGGGGATGTTCGATAGCCACGCGAAGTACTCCCCGATAACCACAAACCAGTGCCGGAAAGCCCAGGGGTATTGGACACCCCGAAAGCCAGCCAGTAGTGGTACATGACATTGAAATTCAGAACGAGGTAGACCTCGTCGGGGTCAGTGAAAACAAGAAGGTGGTATGTCGCAGGCCACACAATCGGCGCATACAACACCGATGCACCAGGAACACCCAGCCGGGGCTTGATCGCAGCGGCACCGCTCAAGGTGGAACCACTTTTGCCGGTTCCGCCTTCGATCAGCAGCCCTGGCCCTTCAGTGATTGTGAGTGTCGATGAGATGTAGGGCCGCACAAAGGCGAGCCCCTTGCTCAGTATCCCATCGGCTAGCGTCCACCCATTGGCAGTGCACGCGGTCAGCAAGGCTGTCTGCAGATCACCGAAGTTGTTTGCCGCGCCAGTGTAGTAAGCCATCAGGTATCCATCCTCACCGCGTAATAGTCACTGAACCCCGTGCGCCATACGTCCTGGAACACCACATATGTGTTCCCTCCGATGACCAGAGTGTTCTCAACTGCGTTGTTGAAACCGCTGACGTGATAGATGCCATCCAGCTCACCGAAGATGCCGCTGGTTGCGTCGTTCAGTACGACGGGACTCAGGGGATAGCTGTTGCCGGTATCTCTGGCGCTATAGGTACCGCCGCAGAGAAAGCTGTTATTCCAAGGAAAGGCCTCTGGGGTCTTCCAGGTGCCATCGTTGAAACGCATCCGCATGTTGCCCCACGTAGTCGTTGGAGCAACGGCCCGGCCGTAGCCACCCTTCACCCAGCAGGAGTGCGTTGTGTCCGAAAAGCGGGTTGGAGCAGCGCCTGTAAGCATGCCGCCACAGACAAGTGGGTATGGGTATTGGCTGGGGCGGGCGTAGGGCAAGAACTTCCCTACATAGCCGGATTCGAAAACGGGAGTCCCAACCTTCATGGCGACTACGATTCGTTGCCCATTGAGCGTCAGCCAGTAGTCGATCCGCTGATTGTGAGCCGGGATCCCGCAGAGAACTGCGCCTGGTTGTGTGTCGAATGTATTCCCAGGGACATAGCCCGTGAAGTTAGCGGCCAGCAGGTTGTAGTAGTCAGCACTAGCGTCCTGGTACGTCCTGAACCCTACGAAGATCTCTTCCTCGCGGCTCAGGCCTAGGCCTTTCATGATCAGCTCGCGGTTCGCACCGCTGGTGTCGTAACGCAGCACCTGCCAAGAGGCGTTGGCTACAGAAGCAGCCCCCCGAGTGACCGGGACCTGGAACTGTTTTCCAACTGCAAAATCAGTGGTGCCATCGTTGAGGGTGAACTTGATCAAGCCATTGTCGTAAGCAACCCCAACGGTGGCGGCAGGCTTCGCTCCCGACACTGAGCCGGTCACGGAGAACGTGCCGCCATTGGTGGCGGCAGCCGTGCAGGTTAGGGTCCAGCTCTCGGTGATCGAGGTCGGAGATGCCTCGACGCCACTCAGGGTGCCGTTGCCGGTACCGGACTGGGTGATGGCGCCGACGTCGCCGAAGCCACCGCAGAAGTGGCGCAGCAAGGCCAGCATGTTGTAGTGCGCCAGCTGGCCGTTGCTGTTGTCGACGTAGCCGATCTTGTGGGGCATGTCAGAGCTCCAGGAGTGAGCGAAATTTGCCGGGGTCGCGGGAGATGGCCACGAACAGCGCCTCCTGCCCCTGACGAGAGTTGAAAGCCACGTCGGCGATCCGGCTGGGGTCGTCGACCAGGTAGAAGTTCTGAGCGTTCTGCAGCGTGGCGCTGAAGCTCTTCGCCGGATCGGCCAGGCCAGTGCTTGCCAGCCCAGGTGCCGGCATGTCTGGCGCCGGAACGCCGGCCAGGCCACCCGTGGAGTGGTGAACCCGGCGGGCATAGTCGTCCAGGGCGGCCATGCCGCGGGCGTTGAAGTCGTGAAGGAACGGCAGCGCGCCTTCTTGCTGCACCACAGCGGCTCGGGTGACGAACTCCCAGTTGGAGAGCATCGCGGGGATGCTGTCGCTGGTACCGGTACCGGGGCCTTGGATGTGGCCGCCGGTGGCTGCTGCCACTGTTGCCACGGACGCTACCGAGCTGAGCGTGGATGTGGTTGAGCTGGCCGCACCTGCCGTAGCCATAGCAGTGGCCATGGCTGTCGCAGCAGCCGTGCCGGCTGAAGTGATTGCGGCCGCCATGGCTGTTGCAGCCGTAGTCCCTCCGGCGGTAATACCCGTACCCATAGCCGCTGCACCGGCAGTGGATGCGGTGGTGATAGCCGCAGCGGTAGCGGTAGCCCCAGCAGTGTCAGCCGCAACTTCTGCCCCATTGCTGAACAATCCGCTCAGACTGTCTGTGGCCATCTGGGCCAGGTTCTGCGAAGCCAGTCGCGCCATCGAGCTGGCAATGCTGGTGATGAAACTGGTGGCCGCCTCCTGCAGAGTCATCGTTCCGGTCGCGAGTCCTTCTAGTGCTCCCTGCAGGCCGGTCTCGAAACCGCTCTTAAGTGCATTGCTCAACTCGTCAGCGGAGAATCTAGTCTGCTCCAACTGCGCTCGCAGATTCTTGACCGCCTCGATAGCAGCAGGGTCACCAGTCACCTGCGCTAGCCGTTCCATTTCTGGCAACAGCTTCTCCACCTCGGCAGTGGTGCGGGCATGCAGGTCGATGATCTGCTGCCGAGCACCGATCTCGCTGATCAGCCCGGCCTGCTGCTGAGCCTGGATACTGCCCTCCTGGCGAGCCTGGTCGGCGAACACGCGATCAACCTGAGCCTGCAGCTCGCCAAGCTGGGCAGAAGCCCGCTCGACATTGATCAGGCTGTCGACCAGGTTCAGGCCCGCCTGATCACCGCGCTCCTGCAGGCGGGAAATCAGCTCGCCATACTGCTGCTCGATCTGCATGGCCGCAGCAGCTGCTTGCTGCCCCTGAGCGGCCAGTAGCTGCGCCTGCAGGCTGGCCAGCTGCTTGCCATCGGCGTCAGCCTGGCGCTTGCGCTCCTCCTGGTTGATCAGCTCCAGCGCCGCGGCGGCACGCGCCTGCAGGGCACCGGTCAGGCCTTTCTCGGCCAGCTCGTACTGGCGCACTTCTTCGGCGTTCTTACCTAGGGTGGCGGCCTGGCGCTCCAGTTGAGCAACGTACTGCTCCTGTTGCTTCAGCTCCTGGTCAACCCTCGGCTTGGGCGTGCGGGTCTTCTTCACCCGTTCGGCGTAGCGCGCCTCAATGGCGGCGATGTCTTTGGTGATCTTGTCTTCGCTGATCAGCTCCGAGTCCGGGTTGGCCGTGCGGATCTTCTCCACGTTGGCCCGGTACTCGGCGATCGCCTTTTCCTTCTGCTCGACCTTGCTAAGCGACTGCTCGCGGATCTTCGCCAGCTCCTGCTGGGCAGCGATGGAGTCCTCGTTGATCTTGGTCAGCTCGGCCGCCCAGGCCGCTTCCTGGTCGCGCTGCTGAATCTGCAGGTTGAGTCGCTGCTCTTCGGCATCGAGCTCCGCAGCTGTCTCCGGGTCGATGCTTGTCCCCAGGCGATCACCGCGCACGCCATAGCGGGCATCGGTGCGGCGGCGCTGCACATCGGCCAGCTGGTCTTCTAGGGTGGCATCACGGCCGATGCCCAGCATCTCGTCCCAGGCCTCGGCCGCGACGTTCTTGATGCCCTTCCAGGCCGACTCGATCAGGCCCAGATTGCCGGCGATCTCCTGGGCTCGCTGCTGCATGGTGCTGGCCAGGGTATCCATGGCCAGCTGGGCGGCGGCGGCTTCATTACCCTGGGCTTCCAGAGCGGCGATCTGCTCATACACAGCCGCGGTGAGGAAGTTGTACTGCTCGTTCAGCTCGGCAGCCGCCTGGGCCGGCTCATCGGCCAGGCGCTTGAACTCGGCGACGGTATCGCCCACCGCCTTGCCGATGGTGTTCTCCATCACCACGGCGGTGGTCGCGATTTTCTCGATCTGCTCGGCGGTGAACTTGCCGGCATTGGTCACTTCGGCCAGCGCGGCTGCAGCTTGGCGCTGGGTACCGGAGATGCCATCGATGCGCGCGGCCATATTGGCCAGCTGGTCGGCGCTGGTACCGGCCGAGTTGCCGGTCATGATGATGGCCTTGTTGAACTCGAAGGCTTCCTTGCCACCTTGCTGGTAGGCCACCAGCAGGGCTGTGGTGGCCACAACGGCACCACCGATGGCCAAGGTCAGCGGGTTCAGGGTGGACAGCAACGCCCGGCCAGCATTGCCGATGCCACCGAAGGAGTCCTTGATCTGCCCGCCTTGCTGGATGGCCACCATCCACACCGGCATACCGCTGGCCAAGCTGGTTGTGATGTCGGTGATCTGCATCGGCAGCTGAGCCATGGCCTGCTTGTACTGGCCAGCAGTGATGCCCGCGGCGCGCATGGTCTCTTCGCTGCCTGCCAAGCGAACGCGGTTCTCCTTGAGCTTGGCGTTGTAGAGGTCGAAGCCCTCGGCATCGATCAGGCCCTGGCTACGGAAGCCGCGCAGCCGCTGCTCCATGTTATCCAGCCGATCCAGCTCGCGGACGACCGGGTCGATCTGGCCCAGCAGCTCGGCCAGCTCGCGCGCCTGGCGCTGCGCTGCATCCGCGCCCTGATCCAGGCCGCCTGCAGACTCACGGGCACCGGCGCCCAACTTCTTCGCGGCGGCAGCGGCAGCCTGGCTTTCACTGCCCAGCTGATCGGCAGCCTGGCTGGCGCCCTGCAGCTTGGTGCTGGCAACGTCGGAGGCGTCGCCCACATCGCGCACATTCTGCTCAAGCGCCTGCAGGGCCTGCTGGCCCTGCTGCAGGTCGGCTTTCAGGCGGAGTGCGAGTTCGAGATCGGAACGGTTGGCCATGGCGTGCGGGGATCGAGGCGGTGTGAACCCTGATCCTCGCGCGCGCGTGAGTGCCGGTCTTTTCGGCTGGCCGAAAAACTTAGAACAGGCCAGCCGGCTCGGCCTGGATATCCCAAGAGAAGATCAGCACCTCGCGTGCTTCCGAGCCCTTGCCTCCACCCACCGTATAGGTGATATCGGTGCTTTCGATGTGGTACCGGCCAAACACACGGCGGATGTCGGGGTGGTCATTCAGGCTGACGATGGCCTTGCCCTTGATCTGCCCCAGCACCTCGGCCATCTGCTCGTATTGCTCGAAGCCAAACGGCACGCCGTAGCCCTCGGTCTGCCAATACGGTGGGTCGCAGTAGAACAGCGTGTGCGGGCGATCGTAGCGGCGGAAACAGTCCTGCCAGGTCAGGTGCTCGATGTAGGTGTTGCTCAGCCGCAGGTGTGCAGCCGACAGCGACTCCTCGATCCGCAGCAGGTTGAGCCCAGGCGGCTGGGTGGTGGCGGTGCCGTAGCTCTGGCCGTCGACGCGCCCACCGAAGGCTGACTGCTGCAGGTAGTAGAACCGGGCCGCGCGCTGGATATCGGTCAGGATCTCCGGGCGTGTCTCCTGCAGCCACTTGAACACCTGGCGACTGCTCAGTGGCGGACGAACTCTTCCAGGTGGTGCTGCACGACCCGGTACAGGTTGACCAGGTCGCCGTTGACGTCGTTCAGCACCTCCACCTCCGCCGGCACTGGCCGCAGGAAGTACAGCGCGGCACCTCCGGCGAAAGGCTCGACGTAGCAGGAATGGCGAGGAAACAGCGGGAAGATGCGGTCGGCTAGACGCCGCTTGCCCCCTATCCAGGGGATGATGGGCTGGGCTTGCATGATGCCTCCGTGCGGGCGCTCGATGGCGCTTCGGGGAGGCTCTCGGCCTTCAGGTGATTCAAGGTCCGGCAACGCGGGCACTTGATCTGTAACGAGTCAAATCGGCTGGCTCTGGCCAGCAGGCGGCCACAGCCGCCACAACGAATGTCTTTCACTCTCGGCAACACCCTTTCCAATTTGCTAGGCTCGCCGCGCTCACGCGTGAGCGGAGGGCCTTGGCTGGCTGGCACTGGTGTTGCCTGTTCGGCGCCAAGGTCTGGTGTTCCACCACCAGGCCTTGGAGCCCTCTTTCTGATTACTGCAGCAGGGCGCGGATGGCCTGCACCTGCTGATACAGCTTGTTGCCTTCAGGCTCTGAGCAACCGAACTCGTTGACGAAGGTTGAGAAGCTGCTCCCGCGTTCATTCGCCTGAAGCCAGGCTTCATAGCGGTGGGCCAGATCCAGCAGCTTCAGCCGCAGAGCGAGGCGATCGCGCTCCTGCTGCTTGCGCTGCCGATGGGCGTACAGAATGGCTCGTTCTTCCTCGTCCAGGTCAAACAGCTGCTCGCTCACTTCAGCAACTCCTTCAGATGCTGCTCGGCCTCTTTACCGCCGGCGAATGCCAGGTTGATGTCCTTCATCCGTGCGGCCCGCTCGCGCCGCTGGCGGCGCAGCTCGGCCTCGTAATGCAGCAGGATCTGCCGCTGGGTCATCCGGCCGATGTCTCCGGGCTGTCCGTATCCAGCGGTGACGAGGGTGGCGTAGACGTCCGACCAGCGCGCACCGCCGCCGCTGCCTTTTCGGCCACCACCCGTGTCAGCACGCTGCGCATATAGAAAGGGCCGTTCACCGTCCACCATGTCATCAGCAGGCGATAGCCACTGTCCTGGTCGAGCGCGGCTACCCACTCAGGCTCAACATCGGCAGCCGCCGCCACCAGCTCCTGGATCGCAAGATGGTGCTTGCCCAGGATCACCAGGATCTGCTCCAGCTCCGGTACACCACCAGCACCGATCTGCGCGTGTAGGTCATCGAGGAACGGCTGGGCCAGCGGACGCAGGCCTAGTCCTTCGATAAAGCCGTACTCGCGGACGGTGACCTGGCGCCCGGCGATGATCGGCGAGCGCTCGGGGTGGAGCACCTGCAGGTCATCCGCGCCTGGCTCAGCCGGCTTGACCGGCTTCTCGACCTTCCTTGCCATGGCTATGCGCTCTTCTGGTCGATACGGCCGAAGCCACCCAGGTTCGCGTCGGCAGCATTCACCACGTCGTACAGGACGCTGCCGGTCAGGGCGAAGTTGCCGTACTCGTCGTTGATGAAGGCCAGGTCGCTCACCGGATCGAACTTGGTCCGGTACAGCGAGACGATCACCGGCTCGTTGTTCTCGGTGTTGATGCCGTCGATCAGCACGAAGCGCTCCGGCGGCGCATCGGTGAACATGGTGAAACTCTGGCGGTTGGCATAGGTGTATGCGGCCTTGAACGGCTGCACCAGGGCACCGGGGTCCAGGAGTTCGATCAAGCCGGCGTTGGCCGAATCCAGCTTGTAGTTGCCTGTCGGCAAGGTGGCCGGAGTACCCGCGCTGTCGGTGATGGCCAGGGAGGACACGAAGGGATGATCCAGCTTCACCCGGTCACCAGCGATAAGGCCCGCCGGCAGGGGTTCGCCCGTCACGCTACCACCCGTCACATCCAGGACGGATGCCCAGATGGCCAGGGCGATGTTCTGCGGCAGCCACTCGTCGAAGGTCATGTTGAGTGTTGCCGTCTTGCCACGTTGCAAGCGGCCGTACTGAAGACGGTTGCCCGAGAAACTCTCGGTCTTATTGGTGCTGTCGGTCGCCAGCTGCAGGGTGGCGGCGGGTACGTTGCCGCACCAGGTCAGCTTGCCCGGCTTGCCGTTGGGCAGGCGCTCGCCAGCGAAGACTTTGCCCTGGAAGGAGAAGAGGCTCATGTGTCAGTCCCTCACTTGGCGGCCGGGGCCGCGATGATTTTTTGTTGGATCAGCCAGGCCTTGTCGACCTCGTTGACCTCGATATCGGCGCCTTCCTTGAAGGGCTTCCCGCCATGGGTGTGGTCCTTCAGGAGGGTTACTTTCTCCAGCTTCTGCTGTTCGGGCTTGGCCTCGGGCTTGCTCATGGTGTTGCACCTATGAAGTGTTGGGTTTGGAACACGTCGGCCCAGAGCAGCATGCTGTCGTCGAAATCCAGCACATCACCCTGGAGCCACCAGCAGGGGCGGCCGCCGTTTACTGGCGGCGTCCAGCCCAAGATTGCGTCGCGGGCCTGGCCGATCAGCGGGCTGATCGCTTCCATCGCCTCACCACCGGATTGGTCGCGGTAGTTCTGCACGGCGATCACCACGCCGAAGGTCACCACTGCACGCTGCCGGCCTGTTCTGGGGCCATCGCTGTCGCCCCGTTCGTTGGCCAGCAACACGTAGGCGCTGTCCGGCCGGAACTCGCTAAAGGCTTTGATCCTGGAGTACTCCGCCGCGCCCTGGACCAGTTGGAGATCGGGCACAAGCGCCTCCAGGCGAGCAATCACGGTGCTCACCGGGAACGGCGCCGAACTCACCGGAAGCCCCTCAGTTGCTCGCGACTGAACACGCTCTCATCCGCCTCGAAGCGCACGTCGATCGCACTCGGGCTGGTGGCCACCGGGTCGTTGCCGCCCAGGGAGAACTTGCCGTCGGCGATCAGCTGCAGGAACTTCAGCGCATCGCGATAAGCCCGCACGATCGGGTCAGTTTCTTCCTTG